GCCAAACTGGACAAGTGGCGGCGCTTTATTCTGCCGATTCAACCAGTTGCGTCGGTCACATCGGTGACCTACTACAACGGCAGCAACGTGCTCACCACGATGCCGACGTCCGATTGGTACCTCAACGCAACCGACAGTCTGACCGCGCTTGAGTTCAAAGAAACGCCGGAGATTTATGATGGCACGTTTCCCACGGTGACTTACAGCGCCGGATACACGCAAGTACCGCATGCTTTGCAACAAGCAATTGTTGCGCTCGTGGGCGCGTGGTACGCCAACCCGGATGCCACGTCGGTTGCTTCGCTTGCCGAAGTGCCGCTATCGCTGAAGTTCATCATGAACGCGTATAGCGCACGTGGGGCGCTCCGATGATCGGTAGCGGCCGACTTCGCTTTCCTGCAATTGTGTTGCAACCAAGCATCAACGAAGATGATTTGGGGATGCGAACTGGCAACTTCACCGACATCAACAAAACGCGACCGGGAAACCCGTCGTTGTGGGTTGACTTGCGCACGGACAGCGCGAGCGAGCAACAGTACGCCGACGGCGTCGCGGTTGTGCGCCGAGCCGAGATCCGTTGCCGTTGGAACTCGTTGCAGGATTGGGGAATCAACGAAACCTATCGGCTCACCGTGCGTGCTCGCACGTTCCGCATTCTTGGCATCACCAACCTTGACGAAGCCGACATGGTCGCCCCCATGGGCCAGGCGCCCAGAATGCGGCACCTGTGAAAACTTAGCACTTTGCCTGAGTTCAGCGCAGGGGTGGTTCAGCGGAATCCGGTGTGGACGGGGTGTGAACGCCCCGTGGCATCCCCCCCCCTGCTGCACAGCAAGCTTACCCTGCCAGCAAGCTTACCTTGCACAGCAAGGTTGGA